AGCTGATCGTCGAGCAACTCTTCCCCGGCGCCGCGGCGCGCGTCTTCGAGGCGATCGACGAGCTCGGCCTGCCCGAGGAGTTCTTCAAGGCCACCGGGCGCGTCGCGGCCGAGCCGGCCCCGAAGAAGACCGGCCGCAAGGCGGCATCGAAGGCCGCGCCGGCGACCGCCGACGAGGACGACGGTATCGGCGATCTCTGACGGAGGGCTAGATGCGCGGCAAGACCCTTGGCCATGTTCTGACCCTGCTGCGGGCCGAGGCGCGCCTTTCGCTCAATCCTGCGCACAATGCGCAGAGCCGCGACACGCAGGTGTCGGCCGTCCAGCGCGTGCAGGAACTGCTCTGCGACGACATCAACTGGCCGCACCTGCGCGTCGACCGCTACCTCGACCTCCAGGCCGGGCAGCGGTTCTATGACGTCACCACCACGCTGGACGTCGCCGGCAACACGAAGAACGACGTCGTCGTCGACAAGGTCGACCAGATCTTCGTGATGGACGCCGGCGAGTGGCGCCCGCTGTCACCGCAGATCGGCCGCGGCGAATACGCCCAGTTCCAGTCCGACCGCGACCAGCGGTCGTGGCCGGTCCACAACTGGCGCCTCTACGAGGACGAGCAGGTCGAAATCTGGCCGGTGCCGAGCGAGAGCGCCGACACGACGTCCCTCGAGGGGCGGCTGAAGATCGTCGCCTACCGGAAGTGCCGGCCGCTCGTCGCGGACAGCGACATCTGCGACCTCGACGACCGGCTGCTCGCGCTGTTCGCCGCGGTCGAGTTCATCCCCGACGAGAAGCTGGCCCGCTACAAGAGCGACCTCGCCAACCGGCGCCTGCTCAAGCTGACCGGCAACCTGGTGAAGGAGCGCCGGTTCCGCATGTTCGGCATCGGCGCGGCCGACGACGACAGGCGCAAGCTGCGCGGGCCGCCGACGGTCTATTACCGCAAGGACACCTGACGTGGCCACGCTCTGGCTCAAGGAGTTCACGGGCGGGCTCGACACGAGGCGGATGCCGGAGACGACCTCCGGCGGCGTCCTCGTGCGCGGGCGCGACGGCCACATCTCGCGCGGCGGCGAGTTCGACAAGCGCGCTGCGTTCGTGCGCAGCCACGTCCTGCCGGCCGGCACGGTCGGCCTCGCCTACACCACGACGGGCCTCGTGGCCTTCGGCAGCGGGCCGGAGCCGACGATGCCGACGGGCATCACCTACCAGCGCCTGCGGCACCCTGACGGCTCGACTGCGCTTGCGCGCGTCCCGTCGTGGGACCTCTACGCCGGCAAGATCTACGCCGTGGGCGAGTTCGCGGACGGCAGCCGCTACCACTACTACGACGGCGCGCGCGTCACCGACTGGTTCGACGGCCGCGCGAGGGCCAGCTTCGCGGTGTCTGGCGGGAGCATCATCCCCGCGGTCGCGGCCACCGGCTCGTTCGAGATCACCGGCGGCACGTCGGGCGCCGGCAACCAGATCACCTCGGTGACGATCGACGGCGTCGCGCTGACCTCGGGCGCCGTCGGCCACACCGGGAACAACGCGACGACGGCGGCGGCCGTCGCCGCGGCCATCAACTCCTTCGCCTCGACCCCGGACTACACGGCCACCAGCGTCGGCCAGAGCGTCGTCATCACGGCCGCCACGACCGGCACGGCGGTGAACGGCAAGGCCATCGTGGTCGTGGTCGGCGGCACGGCCACCGTGGGCAGCGTCACGACGATGTCGGGCGGCGCCGAGGCCACGGCGTCCTCGGTCACCATCTCGGTCAACGGCGTGCAGATCACCTCGTCGTCGGTCGCCTGGCGCACGAGCAATTCCGCCACGGCCACGGCCGTCGCCGACGCCATCAACGCCGCGGTCTCGAGCCCGGACTACACGGCCACCGCGGTCGGCGACACGGTCAACATCATCTCCGCGACCGCGGGCACGGCCGCCAACGGCCGCGCCGTCGCCTTCACGCTGGCCAACGGCTTCGCCGTCAGTCCCTCTGCCGGCCTCGTGCTGGCCGGCGGCGTCGACGCCTCGGGGACCTTCACCCCCGGGTCCTTCGTCAAGACGATCGGCACCCGCATGACCTCGGTGTCCGGGTCGACGGCCCACGGCTCCGGGCTGTCCAAGCCGACCGGCTGGACGACCGACACGACGGGCGCGTTCTTCATCGACATGTCGACGCAGGCCGCCGGATCGGAAGCCCTGAGCGCGCTGACCACCTACCAGAAGTTCGTGGCCGTCTTTGCGGAGCGCGTCGTCCAGATCTGGGAGTTCGCCAGCGACCCGAACAACAACGTGCTGCGCCAGGTGCTGCGCAACGTCGGCACGGCCTCCCCGCGCTCCGTGACCGACTTCGGCGACGCCGACCTGTTCTTCCTCGACGAGAGCGGGCTGCGCTCGCTGCGGGCCCGCGACAGTTCCAATGCCGCGGCGACGAGCGACATCGGCGTCCCCGTCGACAGCCTCATCACGGCCAAGCTGCGCACGCTCACGTCCGACCAGCGGCAGAAGGTCATCGGCCTCATCGAGCCCAGCGACGGCCGGTTCTGGCTGTGCATGCTCGACGAGATCTACGTGTTCAGCTACTTCCCCGGCTCCAAGGTCAGCGCGTGGACGACCTACCTGCCGGCGTGGTTCAACGGCGGCGTCCGCACGCCGCTGTCGATCGACGACGCCGTGGTCTTCTCGAGGAAGGTCTACGTGCGCGCCGGCGACGAGGTCTTCGTCTACGGCGGCACCGGCTCGACGCCCACCTACGACGCGACCGAGGCCGAGGCGTGGACGCCGTACTTCGACGCCGGCTCCCCCACGACCCCCAAGCGGCTCGAGGGCATCGACGCGGCCGTCACCGGCGCGTGGGAGATCCGCGTCGCGATGGAGCCGGGCGACCCCGCGGCCAGCGACAAGGTCGCCACGATCTACCAGACGACCTACCCGAACGAGCGGATCGCCGCCCAGGGCTCGAGCACGCATTTCAGCCTGCGGTTCAAGACCGTCGGCTCCACGGCGGCTCGGCTTGGCGCCACGGTCGTGACGTTCTCGGCGGCCGGGGGCGAAGGCCGTGCGGGTTGAGGTCGCCACCCCGTCGGACATCCTCGACGTCGCGCGCAACATGCGCGAGAGCGACCTGCGGGAGTTCTCGGCCATGCTGCCGGTCGACGGCCGCGAGCCGGTGGCGCAGGAGGTTCTCCGGCGCCACGCCGCCTACGACGACACGATCTGCGCCAGCCTCGCCGGCATCCCGGTGGCGATCGGCGCCGTCCGGGTTTTCCGGCCCAACGTCGCCACGCTGTTCTTCCTAGCCACCGGCCAGTTCCGCCAGATCGCCATGCCGCTGACCCGGTTCATCCGGCAGCGCCTGTTTCCCGAGATCCGCGCGGCCGGCGTCCACCGGATCGAGTGCATTTCGATCGACGGCCACGAGCAGGCGCACCGCTGGATCAAGATCCTCGGGCTGCGCCACGAGGCCGTCTGCAAGGGCTACGGGAAGAACGGCGAGACCTTCCACCAGTTCGCGTGGGTGAGCCCGCATGCTGGCAAGACTGGCCGTCGCGGCTGACGAGGAGGCCGTCGTCGGCCTCGCGCGCATGCAGGTCGAGGAGACGCTGCCGCACCTCGACTTCAGCGAGGAGGCGACCCGGGAGACGTTCCAGCAGGCCGTTCGGCACGCCGACCCCACGATCTTCGTGTGCGAGGGCCCGGGGCGTGAGGTAGTGGGATACCTCATGGCCTTGGCCAACGGCTATGCGTTCACGTCTGGACTTTTCGTGGTGCAGGAGGCACTATACGTGCGTCCCGATAAGCGCGGAACTCGGGCCGCCGCACTCCTCGTCAAGCAGTTCGTCCAATGGGGCGAGCACATGCAGGCGCGAGAGATCATCTTCGGGATCTCCAACGACTTCCAGCCAGACAGGACGGCGCGGTTCTTTGAACTGACGGCCGGAGCGAAGACTGTCGGCTACTACCTCAAGAAGGTGCGGTGATGGGCGGTGGCGGCAAGGGCGGCAGCCGTGGCGCGGATGCGCAG